CGCCTAAGCCAGGTTTGCTACTAAGAATATTAAAGATTTCATTAAAAATATTATCTATTTCAGCTATTTCTACTTGCGTTGGTTTATATGTCATTATACGAGCTCCCTATTCTAATTATAAAAATCATCGGTTTGTCTAGCAGACATTACGCCTTTTTGATGCGATAGTAGCTTCAAGAGCCGCCAGATGCTCCGCGTTTACCCATAGCCTGCGTACGGCGGATATGTAATTGCCTGAGCCACTCCAACAGCCTGACTCTATAACGTCAAACGGTAACCCACGCTTGGCAGCCATGCGCTTTTTAGTATCTCATTTCAGTTTTTTATTGAATAATTTGATTATATTTCCATAAAAACTGGAAGTAAAGAGAAATTTTAATATCAATGCAACTATTTATTGATTTTCTATATATGGTATCTTAACATATTTATAGATAACAATATGAAGTATGCTCATGAAAAAAACAGTGCCATCTCCATCCAACAAAAATGCTGAATTTGTTGTTGATGGGCCACGCCTTAAGATTCGTGTGAAAAAAGTATCGCCACTGCACACTTACTACATGCGTAAAATGATTGACACAGATCAATTTTGTGCAGGCACTAAACTTTATGAATATTATTATCATTTCATGATAAAGAATTTGGGCATTACTAAGTCAACGTTGGCGAATCCTATGCCGATTGGAAAATCCTCTCGAGCCAATTTTGATAGGATGGGAAACGCAATTCATGCCGAGAAACTATATAAGCTCGCTATAGATTCAATAGTAAATAACTACGACAGAGTTTTGGTTAAGCGGGTGTGTATTGACGAGATACCAGTGTCATCATTTACCAAAAACAGATATAAACGATCAGAATACATGCAGCGCCTTAGAATGGCACTTGATGATATTGCTTATACTTTCTCTATAAAATAAACTTGAAGTTGTGTGATAATATTATATAATTAAATAATCGTTAATTTAAGAAAATTTGCGACCTCCCTGGTGCTGCTATTTCCCTCATAGCAGCACCTTTTTTTTACTTGACTACAAACAAGTAATATGTCTAAATGTAATAAAATCACATTATAGTATTTTAAATAATTGTATTCTAAAATAGAATGTTTTTGATAAATGCCGCTTAAAAAGGGAAGAAAAAAAACAGGTGGGCGCCAAAAGGGTGTTCCCAATAAAAGTACCACAGAAATCAGAGAGCTTCGAACTATGATTAGAGAAGCTTTGGATCGTTCTGGTGGTATCGATTATTTAACAATACAAGCACGTGATAATCCGAAGGCATTTTTAACGTTATTGTCAAAAATACTGCCCATGGAGGTAAACAATAACGTTAGTGGATCAGTAAAAGCGCAGGTGACAGTAAAACTTGTCTGATAAAATAATTAATATAACTGTACCAAAAGCCTTTAAAGAGCTTTTTGACGATTCTTATAGATACAAAATTTTTTGGGGTGGTCGCGGTGCCGCAAAATCATGGGCATTTGCATCAACTTTAATTATTTTGGGTTTAGAAAAATCTATACGTGTTTTGTGCGCTAGAGAGCTGCAAATATCAATAAATGATTCTGTGCATAGATTGCTTTCTGACATCATTAGAAATAATGACTTAAATGAATTTTATACAATTCAGAAACAAACCATTGAAAGTAAAATAAATGATACTGTATTTATTTTCAAAGGATTAAAGCATAATAACACAGAAATAAAATCGATGGAAGGTATTGATTTTGCTTGGGTTGAAGAAGCTCAAAAAGTTTCGAAATCCTCATGGGAACTTTTAATACCAACGATAAGAAAACCAAATTCACAAATTTGGATTTCTTTTAATCCAGTGAATCCCACCGATCCAACGTATCAAAAATTTGTTTTAGAAAAAAGGGAAGATGCTTTTGTTAAAAAAGTATCATGGCGCGATAACCCATTTTTTTCTGATATTCTGAATAAAGAAAGATTGCATTGCGAATTAAACGATCCTGATGCGTATAGGCACATTTGGGAAGGCGAATTCGATGAAAGATACAGCGGTGCCGTTTATGCAAAGCACGTTGCTGCGCAAAGGGAAGCTGGTAGATTTGTTAGTAATCTTTATAATAGCAATCTACCAGTGTACACTGCATGGGACCTTGGCTGGAGCGACACTACTTCGATTTGGTTTTTTCAAGTAAATTTCCATGAAATATCATTCATTGATTTTTATGAAAACAATCATGAAGATATTGATCATTATAGCGATATTATAAAGAATAAACCATACAAATACGCAAAACATTTTGTACCACATGACAGTACAAGTGGCGTTTTGGCTAGTGGAGGAAGATCTGTTGTTGATCTATTATATAAAAATGGCATCTTGGCACAAAGAATTCCTGCGACATCGGTACAAAACACTATAGAAGCAGTTCGCACTACATTAAAACACTCTTTCTTCGACGAAAAAAATACTCAAGATGGTGTTCAAGCGTTAATGAATTATCATTTTGAATACGATGCTGATCGTGGAAGATTTAAGGAAAAACCTTATCATGATTGGTCATCTCATGCCGCAGATGCAATAGGTATAGCATCGCGTGTTTGGCGCGAAAAGAATCTAATTATTGAAGATAAAAAAGACATAAACAAATTACACAATATGACATTTAATGATGTCTTTTGGGACAGAACGAATGAAAAAAAAATTGAGAGGAATATCATATGAATGTTCAGCCATTTAATGCGACTGCAAAATGTTTTGCAATATCTGTTACTGCAACTGCTAGCTCTTCAACATCACTCTCCGCTATTGGAAACGTTGTAAGATTATGCAATAATGGAGTCAATACATGTTATGTGAGCATTGGTACAGGTTCACAAGTAGCTACAGTGCCAACTGGAACTGCTTTGGCTACGTGCACTCCTGTGCTGCCGGGAACAGATATTTCATTATCTATTCCAAACTCTTCACTGCAAAATATAAGTGCCATAGCCGACAGTGGTAAAACAACAACACTTTTAGTGCAAGTTGGTGAAGGTTTGTAATGGAAGAAAAAAATTATAGTACTGATTTAGAAAATAATGATGATGATGTAAATAAAAGAAAATGTCACAATTATTATTTTCAGATTATAAATTCGTACGAAAAAGAATTTAAAGTATGGCAAGAACGATCAAATAAAATCGTAAAAAGATTCCGTGCTGAAAGAAATGATGCTGAAAAAAATCAGGCAAAGTATAATGTTCTTTGGTCTAACGTTAAAACATTATTGCCTGCATATTTTTCTTCTACGCCGCGACCAGAAATAGACAGAAGATTTAAAGATAGTAACGATGATGTTGGTAGAATTTCATCACAAATTTTAGAACGCTGCGTTACGTTCTTTTTATCAAAAAACATTTTTAGAGAAACCGCAAAACTTGCGGTTATGGATAGATTATTACCTGGTCGAGGAGTATGTTGGGTTAGATATGTTCCGCACCTCAAAGATGTTGTTTTGAATAAATTTGGCGAAGAAATATCAGATGATGGTATACAACTTACTGATGATGCTGATCAAGAAAATGATGAAAATAGTACGATTAGTGTAGTTGATTTTGAAGAAGTAATTCCTGACTATATTTATTTTGAAGATTTCGGACATAACATTGCTAGATCCTGGCAAGAAGTTTTCGTTGTTTGGAGAAAAGTTTATTTGGATAGGGAAGAGCTTGTAGAGCGTTTTGGTGAATTAGGAAGCACATTGCCGCTTGATTACATGCCAGAAAGTTCCAATAAACGACACAAAAGTAATGATGTAATAAAAAAGTCAACAATTTATGAGATTTGGGATAAAAATAAATCAAAAGTTTATTTTTTACATAAAGATCATAGTGAAATTTTGGATGAAAAGGAAGATCCTTTAAAATTAAATGACTTTTTCCCGTGCCCGATGCCATTATATGCAACAACAACAAGTAATACATTAATACCAGTTCCTGACTATATTGAATATCAGGATCAGGCGCAAGAATTAGACAGTTTAACGTCAAGAATAGATGCAATAACGCGATGTGTTAAGGTGGCTGGAGTATACGATGCTTCTGCTGAGGGCATTCAGAGAATTCTTTCTGAGGGCGTAGAAAACCAACTGATTCCCGTGGAGCAGTGGGCTATGTTTGCCGAGCGCGGAGGACTTAGAGGTGTTATTGACTTTTTGCCGGTAAAAGAGATTATAGAGGTTCTTCTGTCGCTTTACCAAGCACGCGAGCGTGTAAAACAAGATTTATATGAAATAACAGGAATAGCAGATATCGTAAGAGGAGCATCTAATCCTAATGAAACAGCTACTGCTCAGCAGATCAAAGGAAGATTTGCTAATTTGAGAATTGCTGACGATCAAAAAGACGTTGAAAGATTCATGCGTGATCTTGTAGTTATAATGGTTGAAATTATTGCACAACATTTCACCATTGATACTATAAAAATGATCTCAGGAATAAAATTGCTATCGTCTCAAGAAAAACAGATAATATCTTATCAAATTCAGAGTGGTATTAAAGTTGATCCAACGATAATTGAATTAATTTCAAAGCCGTCGTGGGAAGACATAGAAAATCTTATTAGAAATCAGGCCGCATTAAATTTTCAAATTGCTATCGAGACAAACTCGACTGTTATGGCGAACGATGAGGAAGAAAAATCTTCAAAAATTGAGTTCTTGACCGCTGTCGGAGGATTTTTAAATAGCGCAAAACAAATATCCGATCCAAACATAATGCCACTTTTAAGCAAGATGCTTATGTTTGGCGTTAAAGCGTTTAGAGTAAGTCGTGACATAGAATCTTCTTTCGAAGAATATATAAGTAAATTAGAACAAAATATGCAGAATCCAATTCCTCAGCCGAATCCTGAACAAGAAAAAATAAAAAATGAAATGAGTTTAAAAAAACAAAAAATTGATAATGAGATGTCTATTAATCAACAAAAATTGAATATGGAAGCATCTCTTCGTCAGCAAAAGAATATTCTTGATACTATATCCAAAAACTAATTTAAGGTATTTTATGCAAATTATTAACAAAGATAAACTTTTTGCGGAAGGTGTTAAATCACCAATTGATGGTAATACTTATACTACGCGCGCTGCTTGGAACATTCATCTTAAAGATAATGGATGTGTTGAGGTTGGAAATGATTGGAATAAATCAGTTCCCGTCAAAAAAACTATTGAAGGTGATTTTAATAACAGATCTGACATAAGTAGATCTATCCAAGAACTTAGATCAAAAGGAGTTTTATGATCGAAGAAAATATAAATTTAGGTGAAAACTATGTTAGTGATGACAATATCGGCGCTACTTCTGATAATAATCTTGCTGACTCCGGAGGAGCGCGAGGAGGATTAACAGAAACCTTAAGAGATCAAATAAAAAATGCATTTGGTGATATTACTGAAAAAAAAGGCGAAAAAGAAAGAGCAAGAAATCCCGATGGTAAATTTGCTAAATCTTCGACAAATTTGAACACAGAAAATAATAGTGCTGAAAATTCTAGCGATGAAAGTACTGATAACAAAGTTCAACAGAATACTATAGTTAAAGCTCCTGATTCTTGGAGTCAGAAAGCAAAAGAAAAATGGTCTACCTTAGATGCCGAGATTCAGCAAGAAATATCTAAAAGAGAATTGGATATTCATAAAAAGTTTACATCACAAAATGAAGATTTAATATTTTCTAAAAATATTAAAAATGTAATAGCACCTTACGAATCAATGATTCGATCTGAAGGTGTAGAACCCGCTGTTGCAATAAATAATTTATTGCAAACCGCTGCTGCACTTAGGTCTGCAGATCCGAATGTGAGAATACAGATGATCCATCAAATAGCCAATGATTTTGGCATAGATTTGAAATCATCTAATCAACCTCGTCAACAACCTGAAATTACTGGAGACGAAGAATATCTAGACTACGTCGCACCGGAAGTTAAAAGGGCATTAGACGAAATAAGACAATTTAATAAAATTCGTGAACAAGAAGAATTCGCAACAAAACAAGCTAGATTAAATGCTGCACAGCAAGAAGTTGAAAATTTTAAGGTAGATAAGCCTCATTTTGATAAAGTTAGAAATTTGATGGCTTCATTCTTCCAAAATGGTCAAGCTTCGAATTTGCAAGAAGCATATGATATGGCTTGTTGGTCAGATCCAGAAGTACGCTCCATGCTTCTCGAAAAAGAGAAACATGAAAAAGAAGCAAAGCTGCTTGAGGAAATAAAAAGTAAAGCTGAATCCGCTAAGAAAGCTTCAATTTCTTTAAACGGAAGTCCCGGATTTTATGGAAGGTCTAACTCAAATGTTAATGAAAATGAGTCGCTGCGAGATAGTTTGCGCAATGCTCTAAATCAATATTCAAACAGTAGAATCTAAGAGGTAAAAATATGGCTATTAATAACCCATTGGGCGCTGCTGCCGAAATAACGGCAACAACTCTTCGAAATCGCACAGGAAAACTTGCAGATAACGTTACTAAGAATAATGCATTATTAACACGTTTGCGATCTCGTGGTAAGGTGAAACCTGTATCAGGTGGACGTACAATTGTTCAAGAACTTGAATATGCTGAAAACGGTACTTTTGGCTGGTATTCTGGATATGAAACTATCAATATATCACCACAGGATGTATTTACGTATGCAGAATTTAATTATGCACAAGCATCAGTTTCTGTATCTATGTCCGGCCTCGAATCGCTACAAAATGCCGGTGAAGAAGCAATTATAGATCTTCTTGAAAGCAGAATTTCAAATGCTGAAAAAACAATGATAAACAATGTTGCAGCAGGTGTATATTCTGATGGAACTGGCTATGGTGGTCGGCAGATTGGAGGATTACAACTTCTTGTCAGCACATCTCCATCGTCTGGAACAATTGGTGGCATAACTGCTTCTGCATCAAACGCAACTTTTTGGAGAAACGTAGCATTTAGTGCTGCCACGGACGGGGGTGCTTCTGTAACTGCATCAAATATTCAAAGTTATATGAATCGTGTATACTTCCAAATCGTCCGCGGCACAGATAAGCCTGATTTAATTGTTGCTGACAACAATTATTTTCGTGCTTATCACGAGTCATTACAAGCTATGCAACGCATAACCAATGATGGTACAGATGTAGCAAAAGCTGGATTTGCATCACTAAAATATTTCGATGCTGATGTTGTCTTGGATGGTGGATACGGTGGTGCGGCGCCAACTAATAGTATGTATTTCCTAAACACCGATTACATTTATTTTAGACCACATACAGATCGTAATTTTTCTATGATTGGCGGAGAGCGTATGGCTGTTAACCAAGATGCGATGGTGCAACTAATAGGATTTGCTGGCAATATGACTATTGCTAATCGCTTCCTACAAGCTGTACTTGGTGCTTAATATATTTAAATGGAGTAAAAAACATGACTTATTTTATTGATATACCACAGCTTGGAGCACTTGATGCATCCAGTGTAGATAGTTTGGCACCAGGAGCCGTTAATCTTGTTGGTACAAACAAATCTGGTCGCTATGCAAAACTTGGTCATATTGCTACTGGCTATGAAGATACAAATTACACAGGATGTACTTTCATATATCTCCAAGGCAATACAAGTGTTACTGCCGGTACGCTAGTACAATGGGATGTTGCATACCAAGCAACAACTCTCGCAAGTACTGCTAATACTGGTCGTCCATTTGCAGTAGCTTTAACTACAGTTACTTCCGGTCAATATGGATGGTTTTTGGTGCAAGGAAAAGTAGCTGTGTTAAAAACAGCTATTAAGGTATCTCCTGACTCAAGAATGTGGATTTCTGGAACAGCAGGTCGCTTTTTCGCAACGGCAACTTCAGGAAAACAACTTCTTGGCGCTAGAACTGTTAATAGTGCAACTATTGGCTCGACAACGAGTACTGTAAATTGTATATTCCAGTTTCCTCATGTTCAGGGACAAACAATATAAATGCTAATAGCATTTTATATATGGTTAAGGTGGCGGTTGCAGATAAAATGGCAACCGCCAACCAATAAAAGGTGATTTATGTGGTTTCTTCCGAGCCGAAAAAGAAGTGATAATATAAAAAGATTCTTTGATGCATTCAAAGAAACAAATTCTACTACTCCAGGCGTATTGTGGTTAGATGATGACGATTCACATAATTATGATAGTATAGAGATCCCTAAAAATTGGCAAAAAATAGTATCTCCACGCATGAGTGGTCTTGGAGATATGACAAATAAATTTTATGAACTATTTCCAAATGAGCCGTGGTATGGCTTAATTGGTGATGATGTTTTGCCGAAGACGGCATCTTGGGATAAGATTCTTGTTGAAGCCGCTGGAAAAGATAATTTGGCATGGGCTGACGACGGAATGCATGGTGGTAATTATGCTGTTCATCCGGTTATAGGTGCAGATTTAGTAAAAAAACTAGGATTCTTAGGACTTGCTGGCGCCAAAAGATTATATATCGATAATGCACTTTTTGAATTTGCAAAAAGAAATGGTGCACTAAAATATGTACCATATGTAAAACTAGAACATCTTCATTTTTCTAATGGAAAATCTCAAATAGATGAGACATACATCAAAGATAGTCATTTTGAAGATGAAATAATTTATAATAATTTTCTTAGGACACTAAATAAAAAAGTAAATTTTGTATGTGTGAATTGGGGAAACTATTGCGGTCGTGGCAAGGATTATGTTAATATATTATATGATAGCGTAATTAGAAATATTACACATACTGATTATATAACATTTACCTGTTTTACAGATGATAAAACAGGTTTGAATGAGAATATTATTGCTAGAGACCTTCCTGAAGGCGTTTTCGGCTGGTGGAATAAACTTTATTTATTTAAAGAAGATTTATTTGATCGCGGAGAAAGAATAATATTTATAGATTTAGATACAGTAATCACGTCGAACATAGATGATATAGTAAATTATATTGGTGATTTTGCTACATTAAGAGATTTTTATTATCCAGAAAGAGTTGGTCCCGCTTTTATGCTATGGGAGGCTGGTACTCATTGTGATATTTGGAATGAATGGGTAACTGCTGGAAAACCAATAGATATGCCACTAGGTGATCTCTCTTGGATAAATAGTATTTTCGCTGAAAAGAATTTTTCACCAAAAATACTACAAGATATATTCCCAAAAATATTTGTATCCTATAAAGTTGATTGTGTTATTGATATTCCTCAAGAAGCAAAAGTAATATGTTTTCACGGAGAGCCAAGACCACATAATTGTGAAAATGAACTGATTGCTGAAATTTGGAAAATAGATGGTCGAAAATCGCCAGATTTCAAACTTTCATGCAATGTTTCAAACGATCAAATGTGGTCAAATATAGTTTCAAACAGTTATAGAACTATAAAATGGTTTGACGTAGAAAGTGCGAATGATAAAAATATAATTATATGTGGTGGCGGTCCATCACTTGCATTCTATTTGCCAATTATAAAAGCATATCAAGATAGTGGCTTTGATGTAATGTCGATGAATGGTTCATTGAATCATCTCCAAGATCGTGGTTTAATACCGCAAATGCATATTATGATTGATTCGCGTGAAGATAATAAAATATTTGTTGAAAAAGCTCCCAGCGAAACAAAGTATTACATTGCATCGCAAGTTCATCCAGATATTTTTGATATTCTTAAAGACAAGGATGTTACATTATTTCATATATCAATTCCAAAGATGTATGAATTTCTAAAAGATGATATTCGCGCTAGAGCGATGATCGGTGGAGGAAGAACCGTAGGATTAAATGCAATAGTATTAGCAGCTGCGTTAGGATATAGAAATATACACTTAATAGGTTACGATTCTTGCTATGAAGATAATTATCATCACGCGTATAAACAAAAATTAAATGATGGTGAAAATTTACTTGAAATTCAAGTTTCGGATAGAAAATTCCTATCATCACCATGGATGGTACAGCAAGTAAGAGACTTCCAAGACGTCGTTGTTCCAGCAATGATTGACATGGGAGTGAAGTTAACCGTTCACGGTGATGGATTATTGCCATTTATTGCTGAACAAATTTCAACTACAAAAGAGATTTGATATGATAGAATACGGCTTTGAGCAAGAAATAGTTGATCGCTCGGGAAATATTAGTTATGCGAGAAAAGGCGATGAAGGACTTGTTGTAGAATTTTACAAAAATGTAAGACACTTGCAGCAGAGAAGTATGGAGGAGGGTAGGCCGATTTATGACGAACAAGAATTTGTTCGGATCATGTTCCCTGGTGACAAAACACGAGTTGTAGAACAGCCATCGAACGATCAGTATAGAAATAGATTTCGTGCGCAGTACGAAGCATATTTGCGCAAAGAAGATCAATCGATAGTAAACGGAACTCGTCTAGAAGATTATACACCATTGCCTCGATATCGCGTTGAAGAATTAAAAGCATTAAAAATTTTTACTGTCGAGCAGTTGGCGCAAGTAAGTGATCATAATTTAGACAGGCTTGGTCGAGGATCTCGTGTAGAGCGCGATGCTGCTATTGCATGGTTACAAAAAGCCGCTGGTAACGCTGGAATAACTAAGCTTACATCAGAAAATGAAGCACTTAAAAATGAAATAGCTTCATTAAAACAGCAAATAGTAAGTATGTCAGAACAATTTGAAAAAAGAAAAAAATCTAACAAAGAGGAGTAATATAAATGGCAATTAGATCTAACCTCATCGGAATAGGATTTAATCCATTCCAATCGCGCGTACTAACTGGTGAAAATTCATCAGGTTTAACAGCTACTGGATCTTCAGTAACTGACGCATACAAAATATCTTCGGTTGTAAATGAATTCACAACAGTAGCATCATCGACAGGTGCAGTACTACCACCAATGGAACCAAGTGATGCAATATTTGTTTACAACGCAGGCGCTAATACACTTTCAATTTATCCACGCACCGGAGAAGCTATAAATAATGGTAGCACTGATGCAGCATATTCACTAGCAGCAAACAAAGGAGTCATGATAGTTAAGCGTAGTAATACAAAATATATGGCTATTTTGACTGCATAATATGGGATCAGATACTCTTATCACCATAATATCGGATGTTTGTTCAAGAATTGGACTTACTGCGCCTACATCTGTAGTTGGAAATTCTGATCCGCAGATAAAACAGATGTTAGCAATAGCCAATGAGTCAGGAATAAGTATTGCTGAATCTGCGAATAAAAATGGCGGGTGGCAAGAGCTCAGAAAGCAACATACATTCTCTACGGAGGGTGTTTCTGGAATCACTGGCGATATTGTTAATGAAAGCTCAATAATTACAAACATCTCAGATCTTACGGATGTTTCCGTAGGAATGTTGGTTATGAGTAATTATATTCCATCAGAAACTTACGTTGTGAGTATAGACAGTGCTACACAAATAACTGTAAGCAATCCTGCTACTGCAAATAGTACTGATGTAGATTTATCATTTGGTAAAGAATCTTATGATCTTCCTTCTGATTTTAAATATTTTATTAATCAAACATATTGGGACAGATCATTTCGATGGCAGCTTCTGGGGCCACTAAGTGCCCAGGAATGGCAAATACTACAGTCTGGCTTTGTGGCAGCCGGTCCAAGAACTAGATTTAGAATATTTAATAATCTATTTTATCTTAATCCGGCACCAACATCGGTACATACATTAGTTTATGAATATTATAGTAATGCGTGGTGTCAATCTTCTCTTGGCGTTAATCAAAAAAGGTGGACAGCTGATACCGATATATTCTTGCTCGAAGACGAAGTTTTAAAGTTAGATATAAAATGGCGTTTTTTGCGAGCAAAAGGATTTGATTATCTTGAAGAAAAAATAGAAGCAACAAATGCATTAAATACAGATTTAGCTAGAAATGGTGGAAGTAGAACTTTGCCTTTAAGCTACAGTGGCTATGGTAGATTAAGGCTTCTTAGTGAAGATAACATACCTGATACGAATTTTGGGTCATGATAGAAAGAAGTTCTTTAAGATCAGTTCGACGTAGAAATAATTTATCAAGAATAGTAACAATACCAGCCCCTGTGGGTGGTTTAAATCTGCGAGATTCAATTGCAGATATGCCAGCACAAGATGCATTAACTCTTAACAACTATTTCCCGCAAGAAAATGGTTGTCAGCTCCGAGGTGGAACAGATAGGCATTGTGTTATAGAGTCTCAAACAGCACCCGTAGAAAGTTTATTAGTTTTTTCTGAAGATACAGAAAAAATGTTAGCTGTTTGTGATGGAGCATTTTATGATGTATCATCATCAGGAACAATATCATTGTCACTTATAGACTCATTGAATAGCAGCGTCTGGGATGGTGTGAATTTTAAGAATTATTTATTCATGCTTAGCGGAAATGATACTCCGCTCAAATATGATGGATCAACTATAACTACGACAACGATCACTGGTAGTGGTTTAACTCCAGAAAATCTTAGATTTCCGTGGGTATTCAAAGAAAGAATATTCATGATTGAAAAAAATACTTTAAATGCATGGTATCTAGGTACAGCTGCCATTGCTGGTGCAGCTCATAAGCTTGATTTTAGTGGATTTGCCTCGGAAGGAGGGTATCTTGTTGCTGGTGGAACATGGACTAGAGACGGTGGTAGTGGTTCAGATGATTTATGTGTTTTTGTTACTAACCGCGGACAAGTTTTAGTTTATCAAGGAACTGACCCATCAAGTGCAAATACTTGGGCACTTGTGGGAGTTTTTAAAATAGGAAATCCTATCGGTAATAGGCCACTAATTAAATTTGGTGGTGATCTAATAATTATATGCTCTGATGGATTTATTCAACTTTCAAAACTATTACCAGTTGCTAGAATAGGTGCTCAAGAAAGCTCGCTTTCTTCAAAAATATATCCTGAAATAACTAACGATTATAATAAATATAGCGATAATTTCGGGTGGGAAGGTATTTTTTTTCCAGAAAAAAACAAATTGATATTCAATATCCCTAAAAAGGAACTAATTGAATCAAAACAATATGTATGTAATGCTACAACTAAATCATGGTGTTCATATTCTGGTATAAATGCTTTTTGTTTTTGTGTTTTTAACGGAAGTCTTTTTTTTGGCTCTAAAAATGGATTTGTTGTCGAAGCTGAAAAATCGAACTTTAAAGATGATAACTTAGCATCAACACAAGCATATGTTGTAATTCAGGGCGACATAAATCCTGCATTCAATTATTTTGGATCAAGAACTCAACAAAAAATATTTACGATTGCAAGGCCTGTTTTTTCATCAACGGCTACATTTAATCTTTCTACTAGACTAAATGTAGATTTTTCAAATAAAAGGCCGATATCAACTACGACGCCAGAGGTTGATGGAACTCCATGGGGATCTCCGTGGGGATCTCCATGGAGTGGATCTCAAGTAATTAGACGTGATTGGATAACCACTGAAGGCATAGGTTATTCTGCATCACTATCACTAAGAACCTTAACATCTGGTATTTCAATTTCTCTGAAAAATATATCGTATGGGTTTAAAAGTGGAGGTTTTATATAGTTGAACTATATAAATCACGATAGCATTAATATTGCGCGGTGGGCAGCTAATGTATTGGCTGAAACAACCGGAATACCCTGCTCATTTTCGGAGAATGTAACTGCAATTGGCATTACTGATAACAATAATAATCCAATTGCTGCAGCAGTTTATCACGATTATATACCAGAATATAGTTCTGTATCCATGAGTATAGCTTCTGTAACACCAAAATGGTGTACACGAACAAGTATAAATATATTACTATGTTATCCTTTTTTTCAACTTAATTGCGAACGAATAACAATTACTGTTGCTGAAGATAATCTTCGATCACTGAAGTTTGTTCTTGGTATAGGATTTGTAAAAGAAGGTTTTTTGAGAAAAGGATATGGTACTAAAAATATGATAATTCTTGGGATGTTGAAGGAAGATTTTTTAAAGAAGAGGTTAATTGATGTCAAAGAAAACACCAAGCGCTCCAGCAGCGCCAGATCCAACAGCAACTGCTAATGCACAGGCGGCAGCAAATCTTGATACTGCAGTTGCGCAGGCTTGGTTAAACGCCACCAATAGATATAGTCCCTACGGAAATGTGACATATAAACAAGAAGGTACTGTTGATGTTAATGGGAAACAGGTTCCAAGATTTTCTGAAACAGTTGCACTCTCGCCTGAACAGCAACGTCAATTTGATTTGACTGCGGCTTTGCAAGAAAAAGCTTTGGGGTATGGCGGTAATATTTTAGAAAATGTTGGGAAAGCAACATCAAATCCTTTTTCTCTTGCGGGCCTACCACAGGCACCTGGTATCGATGATTTTAGTGCCGATAGAGATAAAGTTACAAATGCAATAATTCAAAGAAATCAACCTTTGATGCAACAAGATAGGAATGCCCTTGAAAATAAGTTAATGAATCAGGGAATAGCTCCAGGGTCGGAGGCGTGGAAAAATTCCATGGATGATCTAACTCGTCAACAAAATGATTTTAACTTAGCAGCCATCGGAGCTGGAGGACAAGAACAATCAAGATTATTTGGACTTGGTTCAGCGGCTAGACAAAATGCTATCCAAGAACGAGCCTATGAAAGATCTCAGCCTATTAATGAATATGCGACAATTTTGGGCCTTGGCGGGAATGTACAGATGCCACAATTTTCAGGATATTCACCACCTAATCTAGCTGGAACAGATGTTATAGGCCCAACCAATCTTCAATATCAAGGTCAATTAGCTGGATATAATGCTAAAAATGCAGCAAATCAGGCTACTATGGGCAATTTGTATGGTCTTGGCAGCGCTCTTGGGTCTGCGGCTATCATGGGTGCAATGATGTCAGATATTTGTTATAAAGAAAATATTAGATTTGTCGGTCATAAAAATGGATTACCGATATATGAATACAATTACATAGGAAATTATCAAAAGTGGATTGGTGTTTTAGCGCAGGAAATTTATTTGACAAGACCAGATGCAATAATTTTTAAAGAAGATGGCATGCTTGTTGATTATAATAAACTTGGTATAAGGATGTGTGCAGTATGAAGACAACACAACAATATCTTAATGACCCCAATTTTGCACTTGCGCAGGAATTAATGCGCACTGGACAAAGTACCGCTCCGGTACCAAATGCTACATCTGGTATTGCAAGAATGTTAACTGGATTAGTTGGTGCATATAATGCCAAAAATTTAATGAATAAATATCAAACACAATCGAAACAAACTAATGAAGCTATAACACAAGCACTTGCAAATAAAAACGTATCAACGGGTGTTAAGCCATGGATCAATCCTGATACTGGAGAAGAAGCCATAGCAGGTATAGCTCCTGGTATGGATACTGTCATTGCAAATATTCAGAGTAACCCAAATTACTCGACAAATCCAAATATTCAAGAATATGCACAGGCGCTTGGAATGTCCAATCTTCAGAACAAAGCAAATATGCAAAATGATTTAATGAAGCAACAACTTATGTCTGAAAATAGGTTGCGAGAACAACGTGCTTTATATACTGATCCACAAATTTTAGGTGGAAAGATGCGAATCGCGCAGGCTGGTAGAGATATTGTTAACGTTGGCGCGCAGGAAAAGGAAGAAGATAAAGCTGTCGGAAAAGCTTTTGGTGAACAATATGTTGAAATGCAAAAGGCCGGTGTAAGCGCTAACAATAAAATTAATAGACTTGATCGTGTTGATTCGCTGTTAAAAAATATTGATACTGGTCGAGGAAAAAGTACAACTACAGAAATCAAAGCATATGCTAAATCACTTGGAATCGACTTAGAAAGAGTTGGTATAAAAGATGATATTGCTCCTGTTGAAGCTGCGAATGCATTACTAAATGAAATGACATTAGAAGCACGAAATCCTTCTGGTGGGGCTGGGATGCCTGGTGCCATGTCCGACGCTGATAGAGAGTTTCTTTCAAAGATCCAGCCAGGCATAAATGCGACTGCTGAGGGTAGAAAGAAAACAATTGAAACAATGCGCAAATTAGCCATACGCGATAAAGAAGTCGCAAAATTAGCCAGAGATTACCGCAAAGCAAATGGGCGCCTGGACGAAGGATTTTATGATACGTTATCACAATACTCTGATAATAATCCTCTTTTTGTAGTAAAAGAAAATACTTCACAGATGCCAGCGCAAATACCTGTGAATTCAAAAGGAAGGCCCTCTCTAGATGAATTATTTAGGAAATAAATATGCCATTTGATCTAAATACCGCAAAAAAACATTATTCTTCAAAAGAAATAGCCGATTTCTTAGCAACGAAAAATCCTAATTTTGATCTGAATACCGCAAGAAAACACTATTCTGATGATGAAATAGTAGATTTTCTTGCAACAAAAGAACAAAAAATTACTAATCCATTTCAAGGACAAGAATTAAGATCATCTAATCCAACGTTTATATCTAATCCTGTTGCTGGTCTAAATATATCTGATAATGCAGAAAAAATGGCTTCTTTATCAGATCAAATAAAAGGATCTTTGCCAGAAGATATAAAAGAACGTGCGAAATATTTTGCAAAACAGCGCTTTCCTAACGATGCAAATGCCATATCACGATATGGTGTTCGTGATGGAAGATTGTTTTATTTAGACGATAATGGCAATGCATATTTTGAAGAGCCAGAGGCTTCTCTATCATCAAAATATGCAGGTTCGCTCACTGGGCCATCAATACCATTTGTATCGAGTGTTGCTGGTGGTGTTTTTGGCGGAATACCTGGAGCAGCAGCAGCAGGAAGTGCTGGTGATGTTGTTAGGCAGGCTCTCGGAATTGCTGCAGGATCACAAGAAGGATATTCATTTCCGCAAACAGCGATGGAAGGCGCAACTGCTGCAGTTGGCGAGGGAATTGGAAAAACTATAGGAAAAGTAATTAACAGAAATTCTGTAAAAGATCTTGCAAATATTCAGACAAAAGATGCAAAAAAAGCTATATCTGAGCTTGAAGAAAAAGCTAAAGAATTTGGTCTTTCATTGACGGCCGCAGAAAAAACAGGATTAGAATCTTTGCGAAGGCGTGAAAATACTTTATCATCAATGCCTGAATCTGGTGATATAATGCGCGATTTTTACGAAAAGAGATCCAGAGAAGAATTTCCAAAAGCCGTAACAGATACATTTCTTGATAAATACGTTCCAGGAAGCCCATCAAATGAAATTTCTATGAAATCATTTAAATCTGGGGCCGAAGACACAATAAAAAATTTAAGAAGAGAAAAGAATAAGATTGTGGATCCTATATATCAGGAAGTTTATAAGCAGACGGTTCCTGAAGGTGAGCTAAATAGTCTTTTACAAAAAAATTCTATAATAAAAAATGCTTTTCTTTCCGCGGAAAATGATCCTGTATCAAAATATTTTATAGATAAAAATATTGGAGATAATGAACTCAAAAAAAATAGTGTATTATATTTAAATGCCGCAAAAGAAGCTATAGATAGCAAAGCGCAATCTGCTATTTCTGCAAAAGAAAAAACAGCATTTTCTGATTCTGCACAAGAATTAAGAGATTTTGTTGATAAGTATGTACCGAGGTATAAAACAGCAAGAGACGAAGCTGCAAAATTATTTCCAGAAATAAATTTTATGGAAAGAGGTGCCGTAGGAGATATAACGCGGTCAAAAGATCAATTGTTAGATAGAAAATTAAATTTAATATTTAATTCACGTCCAGCAGTTATTTCAAGTTACAGAGATTCATTCAAAAAGGCTGGCAATGATGAGGCGTGGAACGAGGGTTTACGCGCATATTTGACAAATACATTTGAAAAAATCAAAGATAGACCTAATCCTGAAATTCGCTTTCGTGATGCAATATTTCGCGGCCCTGAAAAAGAAAAAATAAAAGCAGCCATGACACCGGAGCAATGGAATGGATTAAATAGATTTATGGATGTTATTGAGGCTGCCGGGAGAGTAGAAAAATCTGGCTCAAGAACAGCTTTTTCTACGGAAGATATAAAGCAGGTAAAAAGAGAAGCTGGTGGTGTAGTTTCGAAAACACTGCGTGCTATAAATCCTGCGAACATTTACGATACAGAGCGCTTAGCAAAATTTTATGAAGAATTTTCTCTTGGAAAACACTCAAAAACTTTAGCTGAAATAACAACATCCCCAGAATCACTAAAAAAACTTAAAGAACTACGTGGTATTTCGCCCAGAAGTAAAAAAGCAATAGATATAGTGTCACAAATTTTGGTGCAATCTGGTGTGAATCAAGGACAAGAACCACAAGATATTGAACCAGGAAATTTTGAGAGGTAATATGCCATATAACGGCGCCGGAAGTTTTAGTCCACTGCATAATTGGCAAGATGATGCAAACGATGGCATAGATATAGTCCCTGATCGCCAAGATGAACAGGATGAGGATATTGCCACAGGTCTGTCGAATGTAATATGCAAGGACGGCCAAACTACAATAACTGCAAATATTCCTTTTAGTGGATTTAAAATTACTGGTTATGGCTCTACATCAAGTCCATCTGCAAGAACAGATGTCCCTAACATTGGAACTGTTGTTGATGGCACTATTTTATGGTCGGATTCAGCAGGAACAGTAGATGCTATAACTGCTACTTATGCTCCAGCAATAACATCATTAGTAAATGGCATGATAATTGGTGTTAGAGCTAGTGGTGCAAATACTATAACTAATCCGACTTTTTCGCCAAATGGTTTAACAGCAAGAACTATAGTGAAAAACGGTGGTCAGGCACTTGTTGCTGGAGATATTTATGGTGATGGACATGAGATATTGTTGAGATATGATTCTTCAAACACCCGCTGGGAGTTATTAAATCCTGCGGCAAATAGAACTGCGATTAGCGCGGCATCAAGTGGTGCCAATACCGATATAACAAGCATATATTTAAACAACACAGGTTTAAAAATCAAAGATACTAATGCGTCACATGGTTTATCAATAGTACCTGGATCAGACCTTAGTGCAGACAGAACTCTTACAATAACATCTGGTGACGCAGATAGATCATTAGGAATAACTGCGAATATTGATGTTTCAGCAGCGGTAACAATATCTGCAACAACAAATATTTCTGGAGCGCTAACTGTTAGTGGTACTACCAACATTTCTGGTGTTGCAGCGCAATCTGACATGGAAACTGCATCAAGTACAACGTTAATAGTAACACCAGGTCGTCAACAATATCACCCTAGCGCATGCAAGGCATGGGTTATATTTAATGGCACTGGTGGTACACCAACAGTGCTCGCGAGTTATAATGTTACTGGAGTTTCAAAACTTTATACTGGTGGTTACGAAGTAACAATAGCTACAGACTTCTCTTCTGCAAATTACGGAGTTGCTACAACGGCGCGTTCAACATCATTCAGGCAATTAATACATATGATTGCTTTTGGTGGAGCTCCGGCAGCAGGAACTATCGCTTTGGAATCATTTAATTCTGCATCATCGGCACTTGCAGATGTTGAGTTATTTTCTGTGGTAATGTTTGGGGATCAGTGATGGAAAAAGTTATTATATATAGAAAAAAAGGCAGCAATGATATTGCTGTTTTTAGTATAAGTCCAGAAATTTTGAATAAAGATTCTTTTACAAGAAAAAATCTTCATGCAAAAAATATTTTGGATGAAAATGCATCTTACGATGATATATTGCAGTATTGCACTAATAGATTGTCAGAAAACAATGATGTTTTTATAGTTGAGAAAAGCAGTATACCAACTATTATTGACAATAATTTATCAGATTATCAGAAAGCATTGAGATATGCGAATGGCGAATGGTCTATTGATTTAGATTGCATGAAATCACTTCATCTTGAAAAGTTAAGAAATCTACGAGAAATAAAATTTAAAGAAATGGGATTTCCTTTCAAATTAGATGACGATTTAGAGAAAGCTGTTATACCTGTCGAAAAAAGAAGAATTCTAAATGAACTTAGAGACATTCCTCAAAATTTCCTAAAACAACAATTTTCTAATTACTCAGAGATCTTGAATTATAAAACTTTTTTGGAAAAAGAAAATGTGGAATAATTCTAGAAAACCTCGCAATAGATCAAATTTAATATCATTGTATCCAACATTTTTGCCAGGAATGCTGTGGTGGTTTGATGCATCTGATACTTCAACGATCACATCTTCAGCAAACAAAGTCAGTGTTTGGACAGCAAAAAATAATCCTGGCATAACTTTAACACAAGCTACTGCATCTTCACAACCAACCACTGGTGTTGATACTCAAAATGGTTTAAATGTTTTGACGTTTAATGGAACATCAGCAATGTTTTATAACGCTAGCGCATACATACCATCTTCAGGTATAACAACCATGGCTGCAGTATTCAAGTTAACTGATAACAGTTTAGTTTTTAGAAGTATTTATTCAGCAAGAGGCTCTGTTGCCACGGACAAGCTATGGCTCACAAAAACTTCCAGTAGTACGTTGGTCGGAGGCGGTGTAGATGGTGCAACTACATTATCGCGTCAAGAATTTTTTAATGATATAGCATCATTTCATGTGGCAATATTTACATTTGATGGATCAAGTAATGATTCAGTGGTTACTACATCAATGATACTAGATTCTTCTAATGTAACTACGGAAACATCATCACCGCCATTGAACAACGGACTAGCATCATCGGCAAGTGTTGGCGCCAATATTACATCTGGCTTGGTAGCATCAAATTTTTGGCAAGGATATTTATGTGAATTAATTGCATACAGCGGTCCTTTAAGTACGTATAAAGTATATGCTTTAAGTAATTATTTAAAAAATAAATGGTCAACATTATAAAAAGGAGAATAAAATGGCTTTATTTTTGACTTTTGACAATCACCAAAATGCATTAGATGCAGCGGATGCACTTGACACTTTATACGGCCTTCCTGACGGCCTTGGAACGGACCAATGGGCAATACCAGCGCAAGCTTGGAATCTCAATATATGGTATTTTCCTGGACCAGAAGAAGGATATAAAGGAAAAACAATAGCGGAGGGATTAGCAGCTATTGATGCCGTTGTACCAGGGAGTTACGAACAAAGATCAAGTATACCACAAGAATGGTATCCGCCGAACGAGGAATAATTAATATATGCTTGTCACATATAAACGCCCAAGAAAACGTTCATTAACTATGCTTGATCCAAATTCTTTTGGATCAAGCATAGTGGCATGGTGGGATTTTACAGATTCTTCATTAATAACAAAAAGTTATATAAACTTTGCTTTTACAGTATCTGGAACTTCTGGTACAAAAACATTAACTGCATCAACAGGTATATCTGCATTGCTGCTTGCAGGAATGAAACTATTGATAAATGGAAGTGATATTTATACTGTCGCAAACGCTGGAGGTACTAGTATAACAACGGTTGAAAATTTAACAACAAACTACACAGCAGCTACTTCTGCAACAGAAAGATGTAGTCAATTTTTAGATAAAAGTTCTTATGCAAGAAATTTAAGTCAATCTACATCATCAATAAGACCAATATACATATCTAATTCCATAGGAAATTTACCAGGAATTGCATTTTGCAATAATGCATATTTTGATTTTTCATCAATAACATTATCTACTTCTTTTTGTATGTTTTTTGTCTTACGATCAACAACATTTAATACAACAAGAATGATAATAGGTAGTGGTTCATCAGGTAACAATAATAAGATAGGTATGGATTCTTCTGGTAATTTTTTTGTAAGAATAATAAATTCTGGATCTACAGATCAATCAATTTCATTTCCTGCACCGAATAGTGTTTTGTTCGTTAGAAGAGATGATTCTAATAAAATAGATACATCCTTTAATTATTCGTCATTAAATAGACTATTTTCTGATATTGCTCAATCTGGTAATTCAGTATATAGTGTGTTAGGAATAGATGATGCAACCTCTAGTTCGGATTGGAGCGGATTCTTAAGCGAAGTGATGATAATAAATAGAGACATTTCAAATACTGAACTGTCATTCATATATCGTTATTTAAATAATAAATATTCTGTTTAATTCCCAAATAGGAGCTTCAATTATATGCAACAGAGGATTAGTAGAGATTTTCAACGTCATCGAAATAAAGAGCCGTTTAGGATTGAAAGAAAAATACCGATTATAGTTATAATCACACTTTTGTGTAATTTAATTGCTGGTATCTGGACAGCTTCAAAATTTAGTTCAAGATTAGAAAACTTAGAAATATCGATATCGCATTATTCAAAAATTCCAGAAAGAATGGCGGTGTTAGAAAATAGTAATGCAGATATACGTCAAAGTCTCACACGCATCGAAGACAATATTATTAAAAGCAGGAACTATGGTTACTAAACCTTTAGATTATAAAATAAGTAAGAATTATACTTATGGTGATGTTATAAAATCAAACACTGCTGAAATTCATAATATCGATAACAATTTTGATTCTGATGATATTTTAGAAAATTGTGTAATTTTAGCAGAAAAAATACTTGAGCCGATACATAAAAATTTTGGTAAACCAAACATATCATCTTGGTACCGTTCAAAATCATTAAATGATGCGGTGCGTGGATCACGCAATTCAGATCACATGTTGGGTCGTGCGGTTGATTTTGAAATTATCGGAAAATCAAACTATGATGTCGCCCAATGGATTTCAATAAATCTTTTGTTCGATCAACTAATTTTAGAATACTACAAACCAAAAATATCTGATTCAGGTTGGATACATTGTTCTTACAATAAAAAAATTAATAGAAGAGAAATAAAGAGAACTTCTTTGGAAGGTAAATACCTTCCAGGTCTCGGAGAAAGATAGGTGGATTGGTGGATTGGAAGAAAGTAATAGGAACAGTAGCGCCAACACTTGCGACGGCGCTAGGAGGCCCACTTGCTGGTATGGCGACAAAGGCAATCACAGACTGTTTAGGCCTTGATAGCAATGCTACTGACAAAGATATAATGCTTGCACTTAGCAATCCTGATGTTCTCATAAAAATTCGCGAAATTGAAAAGAATTTTGAGATCAAGATGCGAGAGCTAGAAGTCAATTTAGACAGTATTGCGCAAAAAGATAGAGATAGCGCTCGAGTAAGACAATCTGCAATGCGAGACTGGACGCCAAACATATTAGCATTCTTCATAGTTTGCGGATATTTTGGCGTACAATGCTATCTACTACAGCACACGATTCCATCTGAGATGCGAGAACTGATAATGCGTATGCTTGGCATATTAGATATGTCATTGGGTATGGTTTTAACTTATTTTTTCGGATCTTCATCTGCGAGCAGGTCTAAGGACGAAACTATTAAACAGTTGAGCAAATGACGCATTTCTTCAACACTCATCAATTTTATGAAATAATCGATAATATTTTCTAGTGGTCTATCAAAACCAGTCCTAATAAGCTCGCACCTTATACCTGATCTTTTTTCCGTGGTATAAAAAATATATAATTCAGTGGTAAAATTATATTCCACCTCTAACGTAGAAAGATTTTCACATTCTCTCATTTTGCTAATTAAAAAACTAATGAAATTTAAATCATTTCGTGTTGGTTTATTTGTCATATTTCGAATCCTTGTTTAATTTTTGTATTTGGATATTATTTTGCGTCATAAATTCGTTCATCCATTCAGCGATGATTTTGGCTACGGGGTTGTTCTGTGGTGTATCACCTGCACGTATGGCCAAGAAGAATTTTTCTGTTGCGGAGTTAGAATCTGGTTTTAAACCATTGCTAATATTTTTATAATCCTCGTGACGAATATTTGCTATTGTTCCCACGAAACAAGCACATTCACCTTCGTAGCACGAACCATCTATCTTTCCGCGTAGGAGATAATCGTATAGTCCAGCTACTTCATTTTTTGCAAGTGCTAGACGCTTGAAGAAATCTTCTTTTATGCTTTCAAGATTTGCGCCAGTAATATTTGCGTCAGTAAGATTTGCGAACTTAAGATTTGCACCATTCAGATTTGCGCCAAAAAGACTCGCTTTAGTAAGATATGAGCCA